TACTATTAATACTATTGACAGGAGAAGTAGCTATGGGGAACACACATATAGGAAAAAAAACTGGGCAACTTAAAGTACCTGTTATTAAAACAAATCAAAAAGAAGTACAAAATAATTTTTATGAAGTATTTAATAATACATCATTAATTAAAAACAACACAACAAAAAAAGATAAAGCAAAGGATTAATATGTTAGGCGGATTACCAGTAGAAATGATAACAATGCTTGGGTCATCTTTGTTAGGTGGCTTTATGAGTATTTGGAGTCAGAGTATTAAAGCAAAACAAGACGAACAAAAGATGTTACTTGCTAGAGCAGACAATCAAATGTCGCATATAGAAAAAGCAAGAACATATGAGAATAAAGGATTTCAATGGACCAGAAGAATTATAGCATTAACTGCTGTGTTTATGGTTATTGCCTATCCTAAAATTGTTCCTGTATTTTTTGACATTCCTGTTGTCTTAACATGGACAGAATTTAAAAGTGGATTTTTATTCTTAATAGACCAAAAAGAAGTATTAATGGATAAAGCATTTGCAGGTGTAATTATAACACCATTAGATACTCACTTGATGAGTGCGATTGTAGGATTATATTTTGGTGGTAGCTTAGTTAAGAAATAACTCTAAGATATTTTTCTAACCATTCGTGGACAACAATAAATTTTCTTTTAGCTTCATTCACAACATTTGTAAAGAACACTCTTTCCTCTCGATGAGGGAAAGCTTTATCCATAATCTCTTTGTCATCAACTGGCATAGATTTTATTTCTGTGATAAACTTTCCCTCTTTATCAAGGATTAAAGAATAAGAAAATATTACTGCTTCCTTTTTATTCTGTGTCATCGAAGACATTAGACCAGTTTCCTTTTACACTAGCTTTAGTATAAGCAGAAGCTCTTCCCTCGAAAAAGTTTTGATGTTCAACACCAATAACTTCATCCCACCAAGTCAAAGGATTTTCACTCACCCCAAAGTTAGGTTTCAAACCTAATTGTAATAAGCGTCTATCAGCAATATATCTATTATATTGTTTCATTTCTTCTAATGTTAGACCTTGTATATCTCCCATCTCAAAAACTAATTCAATAAAGTTGTCCTCATGGTCAACCATTTCTCTACATATATCGTAGATTTCTTTCTTGAAATCATCGGTCCATATGTCTAGGTTTTCTTTTATTAAAGTTCTAAATACTTTAGTCATACCCTCAACATGAAGTGACTCATCACGAATACTGTAGTCAACTATCTTACACATCCCCTTCATTTTATTAAATCTTTGAAAGTTAATCAAGATAGCAAAGCTTGAAAATAACTGTAGTCCTTCTGTAAAACCAGAGTATACAGCTAAAGCTTTAGCTACATCTTTTAAATCTTTTTTTGTTTTAACTTCGGATGTTTTAAATTGTTGTATGTAATCATGTTTAGATGACATCTCTTCATACTTAGAAAATGCTTTGTATTCAGACTCGGGCATACCAACTGTATCTAATAACAACGAATATGAATGTTGATGTACTGATTCAATGTTTGCAAATGAACCCATCATCATTCTTAATTCTGGTTTCTTAAATAGTGGTATATACTTATCGTAATACCCTGCACCAACATCAACATCTGATTGTGTAAACAATCTAAATATTTGTGTCAGTAAATTTTTTTCCGATGGTGATAACTTTTGATTCCAATCTTTTACATCTTCATGCATGGGTACATCTTCTGGTAACCAATGCAATTGATTTTGTAATGTATAATAATCAAATGCCCACGGGTATTCAAATGGTTTATAATAAGTTCTCTCGTTAAATAATGGACTTACGCTTCGCATGATAAACAAACCTCCTCTGTTGCTTCTTGTTCTAATCTTACTCGCTTAACTTTTAAATTAATATTCTCTGCACTTTTAGCTTCTCTACTTCTTAGATAATACAAACTCTTTAATCCTTTTTTCCAAGCTTGATAATGTACTTTATTTGTATAGCGTAAAAAATTATCATGCTCTTCTTGTGAAGCTTGTATGCGTGGAGCAACAAAGAATAAGTTTACTGATTGTGCTTGACAGATATACTCTTGTCTATCTGATGCGTGTTGGATAATCCAATTCTGGTCTATCTCATTCGCAGTTTTAAATACATCTTTTTCCATATCAGTTAAAAAGGATAGATGATTTACCGAACCTTCATGTTCGCTAATACTTTTCCAAATTGAATCTTTATAATTTTGATAATCGTTATCATAATCTTTTTGTAAAGTTTCTGACAGTTCCCATTTAGTTTTAAATAAATTATGTAGCTGTCTATTTCTAACTTGGAATGTTCCACTTAAAGTTTTATGTGAATACACATTAGCTCTTATAGGTTCTATTGAAGGACTAGTTCCTCCACAAATAATAGATGATGTAGCGTTAGGAGCAATAGCAAGTAAGTGTGCATTACGCATACCTGTGCCTTCCATGTCCGGAGCTTCACCTCTTTCTTCGGCTAGTTCCTTAGATGTTTTAACAGCTAACTCTTTGATTTGTTTGAATATTTTTGTATTCTGTCCTGTTGCCATTGGACTATCAAATGGTATATTTAATTTTTGTAGATAGGTATGAAAGCCCATAGCACCAAGACCAATACTTCTTTCTCTGTAAGCACTATAACCTGCCTTCTCAAAACCTAATCTTTGCACTTCCATATTTCTTATGTCACCTTTGTAATCATAAACAAAATCATAAGTAGCTTGTATAAAATGTTCTAACACATTGTCTAACATTCTAATCATGTCTGGTATAAATGTAGCAGACATTGACCACTCATCATACTGTGCAAGATTAACACTAGATAAACAACACACAGCAGTTCTATCTTCACTTGTAGGTAATGTTATTTCACTACAAAGATTTGATTGATTAACTTTTAATCCAGCTTCTTTTTGTTTCTCTGGTAAATGTTTATTAGATGTGTCAATAAAGTGTAAGTATGGTTCACCTGTTTCATGTCTTGTTTCTAAAATTAATCTCCATAGTTCTCTAGCACTAATAGATTTAATCTTTTGTTTTGAGTGCGGGTCTATTAAATCCCAATCAATATTTTTAGAAACACATTCCATAAACTTATCAGTTATGTTTATACCATGATGTAAGTTAAGACATTTTCTATTTGTATCTCCACCAGAAGATTTACGCATAAATAAAAACTCTTCTATCTCCGGATGCGATACATCCATATATGCTGCATAGCTACCTCTCCTTGTTGTTCCTTGGTTGAAAGCTAACATCTGACTATCAACAACTTTCATAAAAGGTATTGACCCTGTTGATTTAGAACCATGAGAAGTAGAAGTACCATCACTTCTAACTGCTCCCCAGTAACCACCAATACCACCACCATTACTAGCTAACCAAATGTTTTCATCATAATGTTTACTTAATCCTTCTCTACTATCTGGTACATAATTAAGAAAACAAGATATAGGTAAACCTTTAGATGTACCTGCATTAGAAAGTATAGGCGAAGAAAAACCAAACCATGTTTTACTTGCATAGTCATATATTCTTTGTGCCATATCCCAATCTGTTTTACCACGATAAGTAGAAACATATTTTGCGGCTCTAGCAAAAGCGTGTTGAGGTGATGTTTCTTTTTTATCAAGGTATCTATCTCTAACTGTTGCGATACCAAATGGTGTTAAGTATTTATCTCTATCTAAATCTATTTTAATCTTCATCTTTCTGGTTTACCTTCCATTAAATTTATTTTGTTTTCTTCTATCTCACCTGCTATTGCCATATAAGCTGACGCATCTATGTAAGTATCTGGTGTTCTTTTACCTAATTTAGTTCTTGCTATCTTTAATAAAGTCATCATAATGGCAACATCATGTGCATGAATATTAACATCAAGATATGCTGACCATAACTTTGCTATGTTACTATGGTTCTCTGTCTTATCACCATAGTCAATATGTCTTTGACCTCCTACTAATGTTATAGCTTCTTCTAAATATTTTTTAGTTGTGTTCACTACCCTCTCCTTTCTTTCCAAATAATATTTTTTCAAACTCTCTTTCACCTATGTAATTACACAATGCATTGTTATGTTTTGCAAACCAAAAAGTTCCGTAACCAAGTTTCATAATTTGTGTATCACCTTCTGTTAAATCCCAAAATTCTATTTCTATTTTTTTTCTTTTACCAACACCGACAGGTGTAAACGATATATAAGCTTTACCTTTTTCCATTCTTTATCATCCAATCTTTCGGTATCTTTTTTTCACACCAATCAAAATTATTTTTCATACACCAATCAGCATAACTAGTCTTAGAATTTTTTCTAATCTTTACTCTTGAATTTTGAAAACAAAAACGAATATCATAATCTGTACTATCTCTTATCCATAAATGTTTTTTTCTATCTGCAATAGTAAACCTACCTTTTAATTCTACATACACATTAGTAGAAGGAAAATAAAGGTCGGGCAAATAAGACCTATGAATAATGGGTTGAACATATTTAATCCTTTCTCTTTCATAAAAGAATTTAATTTTTTTTGTTTTTAAATTCTTTATAACTGTTTCTTCAAACTTAGAACGATAAGCCATCTAACTCCGAGTAACCACCTATTTTATTTCCGTTAATAATAATTTGTGGAAATGTTTTAGCATGAGGAAACAAATTAAAAAATTCTTCTCTAGTATAATCAACATCTAACATAAGTATTGTAGGATTATGTTTAGCTAATTTAATTTTAGCTTTATCACAATACACACAGTTAGGTTTAGAGTATATTTTTATTTCCATTGTTCTTCATAATTATATCATTTAATTCGGTAAATGTCAAGTCCGGATTTCGTTTTAATTTTTTAATTACCCACTTGTATGACCATGCACTTAATCTAATTTGATTTCTAAAATAATAATGTGTTTGCTTTGGCATCATAGCAAATATATTTTTTTCATTTACTTTATCTTTTTCTTCTTCGGGCA